AATACGACGAATATATCGAAAGTGTAGACTTTAGACTCAACACACAAAAAGTGATTGACGACATTACTAAAAGAGTCGGTACATTTCTAAAGAAAAGAAAGTAACTCCTGAGATATCTTTTATTTTGTATAAATACAAGTAATAAGATATCCAGGAGTTGTTATAATGGCTTTACGTCTAAGACGCGGGACCGATGCAGAACGTCAACTAATTACGCCAGCAGAAGGCGAAATAATCTATACTACTGATACTAAGTCAGTGTACATAGGCGATGGCACTACAGTAGGCGGTATAATAATTAGTGGTGAGATTGGGCTAGACGATTTAGCTGAAGTTGATCTTTCGACTCCACCTACAGCAGGGCAAGTATTAGTCTGGGATGGAGTTAAATTTGTTCCAGACGATGTAGCAGGAGTAGGCGTAGTTGAAGGATCAAACTACAGAATTAACGTCATAGGCGATGATAGCAGTACATTAGTTGATACCGTAACTAACACCCTTACTGGGGTGTTTGTAGGTGACGGTAGTGGGTTGACTAATCTTCCAGACGTAGTCGAAGGATCAAACTACAGAATCAATATATTGAGCGATGATAGCACTGTGATAGTTGATACTGCTACTAGTACGTTTACAGGTAATTTTGTAGGTGATGGTAGTGGGTTAACTAATCTTTCGGTTAGTAGTATTTTTGATCTTAATGATGTTTTTGCATTTACTCCACCTGATGTTAATGATGTACTAATATTTGATGGCTTTAATTTTACTCCTCAGAAAATAACAATTATCGAAGGTGCTGACTCAACTATTATGGTTAACACTAACAATAATACATTCACTGGTAATTTTAATGGAGACTTATTAGGTGGAAATGTTATTTCTGATGACTTTTCAAGTATACTAGTTGATAGTCAAAATTTTAGATTTTCTACTAGGAATATGGATATCGAAAACTCTTCGATTACAGTAACCACTACGGACGGATTACAAGTTTTTGGAAAAAATATATCATTAATTGCCGCCCAGATTGACGGCAGTATAATTAATTCTGGTCTATTAACTATTGATGCTAATAAATTTGTAAATGATACACCTGTAGAATTAGTAACCGGAGAGTATTTAGGCGGTATAGTATTAGTAAGTAAATCAGGATTGGATGACACTGCTCCTAAAGCAGCTTTATTGTCTAGTATAGATACTGTTACTGGAATATCACCCAATCCGGCTATAACAGACCTATGGTTAGAAGATGCCGATGGTGACTTCCGTCCAATGTTTAGTGTTAACTCTAGAGGAATTGCAAGTGCAAGTAATGCATTTAAAATGACAACCTATACTGATAATCAGGATCGAGATACTAATATACCATTTCCTGAACCAGGTATGATAGTATTCAATCAGAGAGACGACAGTACCGGAGTACCACAATTTCAAGGGTATGACGGAACTGCTTGGATAGATTTACATTAATAAATATTGAGCATAAATTTAGGTTTTAAACTAATATTTGACCCTGCGTGCCAAGCATACGGGTCATTCCATAAAAATATATCACCTTGCTTATACCCTGTGAGATATGTATTACCTATATAAAAAACATGTCCCATGCAAGAATCTTCTAAATGAATATGCATACGATTAGGAGAAATATTTACAGGAATTCTGTCGTAATGCGGGGCAGCACAGTATCCCGGATCAATCTTTGAAATCCAAGCAGAATTGAACGAATTAAATCCTATATGATTTAGAATTTTCATTATTATTGATCTATCAAACGACTGGTCAGGGAAGTACATGTCCCATTTTACTGTTCCACTATTGCTACTAATATCGTAACCTACACTTTTCCAAATTTTAAAAATTTCTGATATTTCTTCATCAGCTAAAGAAGCAGTAGGACCAGTAGTATCAGGAGTTCCTAAGTTTTTTAATAATTGATTTATGTCAATTATGTTACTACAATTTCCTAAATATGTTACGTCAGACATTAATAATGTTCCAAATGATCAATACCTATTTTCTTACGGAATTCATCAGTAAACTTACAGTCAATTCTTAACCCGTATTCATGCTCCATACTAAATTCTCCTCCGTGCCAATCCTGATCATTAAAAAAAGAGGCATGAGAATTTATATAACATTTTTTTTGTTGTTGAGGATCCCATATATAGAAACCTCTCTTTATTAGCGGTCTAATATGTATAAATTCTGTTTTATGATTACTATATCCGTCTTTGTTGCTTTGGGTGCTATAATCGATGTCTCGATGCTCAAACGGTTTTGAACTAGAATTACTTACAAAAAATAAAACTCTACCTATTGTATCAATTATATTATTGTTTTTTAAGTTGTTAATCCAGTTCACAACTCCAGGGAAAAACTTTTGTTCTTCGGTGGGCAATCTTTCGTATACCCCTCGATCAGACATATTTGTTGCATCTTCCCATAAAAAATAATAGATGTAAGGATCGTGCGCACCCATTGTCATTTTTAAATATGTTAAAAATGTGTTTCGTTCTTTAAAATTTTTAAAATTAGAAGGATACAATTTCATTCCTTCGATTTTAATCGGATCATTATCGGGTAATTTTTCAAATTCTTCAAACGCTTTGTAAATTGGCTTCCAGTTTATAATATGGCTAGCATCATTCCAATCAAACTCTGGTTTCATCCAAGTGCCTTCTTTTGCATATTCTCTTGCTAACGCAAACCCTTTGCATATTTCAGGATGTAATTTTTTAAAACTTTCTACATCTAGATGAGAATCTAGATCAATATAAGGCCTGCTGCCGATTCCTCTTATCATTTTATTCAATCCTTTATCTATAAATTTATTTAGTTTATAAGTATATGTATGAATGATCATTTTGAATACTATTATAATAACGTGCCTGGTAAAGGCCTATGTCGAAATAATTTAATCTACACTAGTCTTATCTCTAAGGATCATAAAACATTTTGTCAATGGTATCACAATGATGCTGAATATCACAAAAATATGAACCAAGTAGTTGATCCTAAATTGATGGACGAAAAATGGCAAAGAGAGCTAAAATTTTTAGATTTAATGAATACACACTTTCCTCAACATATACCGTCTATTTTAGATATTGACTATAACCAAAAAAAAATATATTTAGAAATCGACGGTTATGATATATGGGAACGTGTAGGCTGTAATAATATTGACTATAGTAGTGTGTTGGTTGATTGGGATAAACAGATGCTTGAAATTATAGCAGCACATCAAATCTTAGGAATATACAAACTGTCAATGCACCCCAGTAGTTATTTTTCGGTTAATGGCAAATTAAAAAGTATTAATTATTTTTTCTGTTATACTGATCATGACAAGTCGATAATGATGAGAGACGTATTAAGTCATATAAGTCATGATAGGCAGAGAGACTTAATTCCAAAGATGAATACAATGGGTTTAGATTTTGATTCAACTATGTCGTTTACTCAATTTCAGCATATTGCGTTTGACACTTTTAAGTTGAACTTTAGAGAAGATGTAATGGAATCTGCAAAGGAGATTTATCCATTATGAAAATAGGAATTACTGGTCATACTAACGGAATTGGTAAAAGTTTGTATGATCATTTTAAAAATAATCACACTGTACTAGGTTTTAGTAGAACCAACGGATATGATATTGATACTGATTCTAAAAAGATCATTGAAGAAATAGACGATTGTGATTTGTTTATTAATAATACCAACTGTAATCAAGAATTTTTATTAATAGAAGCAAACAAGAAGGTTCCTAAAATTATAACCATGGGTTCGGTTGTTACTAATTACCCAAATGCATTTGCAAACAGTAGTAAACATAATTTAGAAAACTTACACAATCGATTAGTATCCGACGTCGATTCGTCTAAATTATTATTATTAAAATTATCTTTTATAGAAAATTCAGAAAAAATAGACAGAATTGACAGTGATTTTACTATCTCTCATAATGAAATAATAAAGTCTATTGATTTTTGGTTAGATCACAACTATATTAATAAAATAGAATTTCACTTTAAATTAACAGATTATACCATAAGGTCGTTAGAAAAATTCAATATTGATATTGATAAGATCAGGAATCCTTAATATGTTTTGTCTCAAAGATTGGAATGAAAATCTAGATTTAGATAATTTTTACAAAGAGGCAAATCGACGAGGATTTGTAAATAATTCAAGTCAAGCAGCTATGATTGATTGCTTTCAAAATGAACGTGAATGGAACGTCTGGATACTTTACAATGAAGATCGTGCTATTGGTAGTGTAGCTGCACATTCATTTGATGATATTATACCAGGCGGCTATCGGATACTTACTCGTGTTTGTACATTTGCCGAAGAACGTAAAGGAGCAGGACTTATTACCCCTAAACGTCTTATAGCAGAACATCAAAATCTAACAGACCAGTTTTTATTACCTAAATGCATCGAATGGGTTGCTGGAAGAGGACGAATGTTTGCTACTTCAAATGCTAGCAAGGAAGCAAGTCAGCGCCTAGTACACGGTTATTATTTTCCTACTCTAGCAAAGATTGGCATTGTTAGTAAAATTAAAGATGTGCATTACAGACATGTAGATCAAACTATATGGGAAATACACCCTGATGCATTTTTAGAAAACTTAAATCGATATCCCAGATGGACTAATTTATAGTTAACTGAAATTGTTTTGGAACTAAATTTAATAATTCTTTTAATGAGATGTCATCAACATCAAAATTACAACCTTGATCAATAACTTTAAAATTTGTAATAGTGCCGGCTTTATTGGCATAATTTAACCAAGGACTTAAGGTGTTATCAAAATGATATCTAGGGTTATTCCCTTGTAAAAGAATTGATACATTTACCGGACAGGTTAATTTATTTCGTATTAATAATTTTCGAACAACTAATTGTATTCTAGGATGTTCGCCAAAACTAGCTGCTGTATGTAAAATTCCGGCATTCATTTGATACCACGTATTATCTTGTACCAAGTGATACATTTTTTTAGATTCGAGATCTATAAGATATCCTTCATCTCCACTTAGATTTAAATGATATCTATCATCTATGTCTGCATGTTTAGTATAGCATTGCTCACTATTTAATACGATTATTCTTGCTTCACCTATTGCAAAGGGCAACGTTTTCAAAATTTGATCAACTGCTGTGTTCTTAAACTCTTCTTTTATAAACCAAGGATCATAAAAAAAATCGTCTGAAGGATAGTTGAGCGTTGTTTTCATTGTCAGACTAGATTCAAATATTATTTTATCAATTAAGTCTTCAGAAAGTGATATGTTGATACTTTTAATCATAAAAATATTTATTAGAATTGATAAAACATAAATATTTTTATGAACATATCAATAGATAAATCGTGGACTCGGATAGGAATCAGTCTGAGTGGCGGGGCAGATAGTGCTCTACTAGCATATCTCATATTGAAAGAAACTGACGCTGACATCTATTTTACTACACAGATACGTATGTGGAAAACTCGACCCTGGCAAAGATATATTGCTAAAGATGTAGTTTCATGGTTTCAACAAAGATTTGAAAATAAAATCGAACATATAGAAGGATTTATTCCTCCCGAAATGGAAGAACCTAATACAACATATATTTTAGATGAATACGGTAAAAGCAAACCGGGAAATAGAATTATATTACGAGCACACAATGAATTTGTAATCCATAACTACAAATTAGATGCTTGGTTTTCTGCCGTTAATAAAAATCCTGATATAGATATTCCCGGAGCGTTGGAAGATCGAAACGAAGGAGTATTGCCGTTACACATGAAGCACATGGGAGTTGACATTTGTCATCCTTTTGTGTATACTACTAAAGATAGGATCATAAAACAATATTATGATAATAATATTAAAGACTTGTTAGATATTACTCGTAGTTGCGAAGGCGAGTTTCAAAGTTTAGATTATACCACATACACACCATATCAAGAAGTTCCTGTATGTAATGAGTGTTTTTGGTGTAAAGAAAGAGCGTGGGCCGTTGAACAAAACAAATAGTTGCACATTTTGTATGCATCCTTTTACAGGGCTAGCTACTAGAGAAGACGGAGCAATTAAAGTTTGCTGTCGCAGTCAGCCTATCGGCTATATTCAAAATGAGACTTTAGAATCTGCATGGAACAACAATGCTATGCGCGAAGTACGCAGGCAAGTACTAAACAATGAACGGCCCACAGTGTGCAAGCCATGTTTCGACCTAGAAGATCAGGGAGTAGAGAGCTTAAGACAGCGTCATACAGCAGGGGTAATACCAGAAGCCAGGGTCAACTTATACCCTGACGCACTAGACGCTTTAAACGACGACTACACAATGCCGTTTGAATTTCCTACAATGGAAATTAAACTAAACAACTTATGTAATCTAAAGTGTCGTATGTGCAACCCATTAGACAGTACCAGTTGGAAGGACTGGGATTCTGTTACTGAATTTTATAAAAAAGAAAACAACTATCTAATACCTACTATTGAAAAACTAGTTAACACTCCAGGACAATACATTGGTCCGTTTGATAACTCAGATAATTGGTGGAGCAGTTTTGAAAAACTATTACCGTATTTTCGCAGAGTAGAATTTGCAGGCGGCGAGCCACTAATGGATCCATACCATTATAAGATTCTTGACATGCTTGCGCCTTACGGCGATAACATAGAATTAAAATATGCTACCAACGGAACCACACTAGGAATCAAAGGTGGAAGAACCATATACGACTATTGGCCTAAATTTAGATCAATAGCAGTAAATGTAAGTATTGACGGAATACATGATGTGTACGAATACATCAGAGGCAACGGCAAGTTTAGTGAAGTAGAAGAAAACGTTAAAGTGTTTAAAAGCTTTCCTAATGTGAGTAGAGTAGTAGGAGCGTTTACTGTTCAATCAAACAACATAATGCAGATTGACAAAGTTATTGATTATTTTATTAACAAAATGGGCATTGTATTTTACTCTCACAGAGTAAACTATCCAATGTCACTAAGTGCGCAAGTATTGCCGCCAGAACTAAAAGCAAAAGTAGTAGCACGTTTAGAACACATGAAAACGGAAGTATTAGAATACCCAATGATTAAACAACATAAACTATTAGAAACTGTAACTCTACAACAAATACAGGATAATATTAATTTTCTAACAGCAAAATGTATGTACGAAACACATTGGCAAGACTGTATACAGTTTAATAAACGCTTAGATAAAACTCGTAGTCAAAATTTCCTTACAGCCAATCCAGAGTTTGTTCCGTATGTTTAAGGTAGAAAGTCGTTGGGGGCACGAAGATAGTATTCATGTAGAATGGAATCTAGGAAAACGTTGTAATCTAGATTGTTCCTACTGTCCTGTTGAAATTCATGATAATCATAGTCCACATACTGATATAACCATATTAGAAAAAACAGTTGATCAATTAGCAGCATTAAACAAACCTATTCGTGTTAGCTTAACCGGTGGCGAGCCTTGTGTTCATCCAAAAATTGAATCGCTGCTAGCATATATGAGTCCTAGAGTAGAATGGATTAATATTACAACAAATATTACTAGAACAGCTGACTGGTATATTAATCAACCTTTTGTTAATCACTGGGTGTTTAGTTTACACTTTGAAGATGAGCAATGGGAGGAAAGAGCTTGTAAAATTGTAGATTTTTACGAAAAATCTAATAATCCTTTAATTCAAGTTAACGTAATGGCACATCAAGATTATATGGATCGTGTTAAATCTGCTGTTGATTTTTTAAAATATGAAAATGTTCCATATGTCATACGCAGAATTAGGTGGACTGAGCGGCACGATTGGTTTGATGATATGAAATACAATCAAAAAGATTTGGATTGGATACTCACACACGATTCAACTGCTGTGCCAAATATTGTAGTTGACGAAACTGATTATTACCATGCTAACGATATTATCAAGAACAACCTTAACCAATTTGAAGGATGGAGATGTGCTGCTGGTATAGAAAGTTTAATGATCAATTGGGACGGTGAAGTACATCGTGCGACTTGTAGGGTAGGCGGCAGTTTAGGCAATATATATACTGGTACTTTTAAACAACCAGACGAATGGATCGCATGTACAAGAAAATGGTGTACCTGTGCTGCTGATATTCCGTTAACTAAAATAAAACTTGTTTCCTAGCATTTGTTTCTGGTTGACAGTCGCACACTCCGACTTTCTTGCAGACTGTAGGTACTATTGTAGGAGAAAAATTATCAATAAACTTGTCATCGTAGATATTATAAAAAGTATCTAAATTATATAATGGCTGGCCGCAGCCTCCTCTAATATCTCCATTCTTATCAATAAAAAATGTATCTATTCCAACGTTACAGGACCATCCTGTGAATATATTTTTGTCATTTAACGATAACCAATTACGTGGAACTTCCTTTGTTTCGCCGTCAGCATACATTATTGTAGGGATGTTTCTTGGTAACTTTTCTGCGCCAAGCCAATATTCTTCATTTGGATATCGTTTCAACGAATTGCTAAGATAATCTTTCTGCTCGTTAGTATACCTTTGCTTATCATTATGTACTTCTAATGCAGTAATAGGCCATTCATATTTACTGTTCTTTAGTTCTTCTACAATTGAAATGCATTTATCCCAATTAGTTGGATCCATTAACACCATGCTGTTTACGGTTTTATTTTTAGTATACATTATATCTGCAACATCTGAAATGTGTTTTGGATCAACCTTTTCGTGATGACAACTTAGCATAGTATGGTCAATATAATCTCCATACTGATTCCACCATCGTAATGTTCTACTACCATTAGAGCTTATGCTAATAACACACCCGTGTTCTTGACTAAAATATTTTACAAAGTCTCCAAACTCTCTTCAAAGCGTAGGTTCGCCGCCAATTATATGTAATTGTATTTCATCCTTATTTGCATTATTTTTGTAATAATTAATAACATGTACAAGATTGTCTTTTACTCGTTCGAACTTTGGCCAAGGAATATCGCCTTCGTGGTATCCCGGAAAACAATACCAACAGTTATAATTACAAATATTACTTAAAAATAATTCTATTCTTAAGATATTTTCTGGTATGTTTGATTCTATTTTGATAATTTCTTTCATAGTAAATGACCAAGTTCAGGGAATATAGTTGCCGCATTTAGGCCGCGAATTTTATCTAGTTTATTTGTATATTCTTTAAAGCCAGGTAATAAATGACTATTATCCTGAGCATTCATATGATTTAAAACTGCTTCCCAGCGTTTCCATCCATAAGGGTTGTGTTTCCAGTAGTCGTCATCTTGTCTATAATTTTTCCACAACCAATCTTTAAACTCCATAAAACGTTCTTCTACTTCTTGTTTGTCTTCTTTGGGCAGAATCTGTATGCTTAGAAATGTAGGAATGTATAATAGGTGCATATTAACTAGGCCGCCACCCATTTGTACGCCGCCGGGAACTGTTCCGTTGTTTAGCTTTTTAAATCCGCTTTCTAGTTTCCACTTCATAAAGTCGGGTAAATGTTTTACGTTGAATATTTGTATTGCTGTTGCTAGACTAATTTGTATATTATCTGGAGTATTATCTAACAGATGTAATGTACGATCAACTGTTTCCCAATCAGTAGGGTATCGTATATATTCATCACGTTCATGACTTGCGTCCATACTTACAGCAAATTTAACTTTTTTAAATTTACTCCAAAGTTGAATTAAATCTTCGTCGACTAGCAGGCCATTTGAGTTATACCGTAATAATATTTTATCTTGATAGCCTTGTCTAATAATTTCTTCAATAAACATCTTATGTTCTTTAATCATCAGAGGCTCGCCGCCGGCAAAATAAACTTGACGAAGGTTAGGAATTTGTCTATACATCTCCTCCCAAAAAGTGTCCTTTTCGTGCCACTTGTTATTAAACTCTTTTCGGTCCCATTGCATTTGCTGTTTTACATTTTCGTCTTGCAAAACAGGAATTAACTTTTTATGATCAGCAACCCATTTACTCGAATCGTGAGGACTACACATTACACACTTAATATTGCAAGTATGTCCTAACCGTAAATCTAAGTATTTTAAATTTTCTGGTACAGTTCCATCTTCTTTTGTCTGACGTACTAATTCGGGAATATCTACACCATCTTCCATCCAAGTATAACTTTCCCAAATACGCTTACTAGCAACGCCGTTAGATTCTTCTTCGAAACATTTACGACAACTGGCAGGAATTTTTCCATCTAGCATAGTTGTACGTACACTTCGCATATACTCATTGTTCCATGCTTCCATCGGAGTTTCTCGGCCAAAGTTTGCCGGTTTGCCGTTTTCCATTTTGACTAAGCCGACTTGGTGGTCTTCTCCTGCACCGCTGGCATTTGCACTACAGCACAATCGCATGTCTCCATTGGGTCTTGTCGCAAAATGTATCCAAGGAAGCACACAAAATGTATCGCTGCCGGAGGCGTTTGCTATTTCTTCTTTGTATTTGTCTAAATTAGACATTGGCTTTCTTCCCTATAATCATGAAGCGAGTGTATTTAGGAGTCTCGAACTCATCTCTCCACACTGGTTTAATTTTACTCATTTGTGTAAAATTGTCTAAGTCAGTGGAGCATCTTACATGCTCATCTAAATCGAAATAGTTATTGCTCTGTATTACAAATAATGCATTGTCTGGTTGATTGTTTAACCAGTGTTCATATTGCTGTTGAGTAATGTGTTCACAACTCGTGTTAATTACAATATCCACAGGTAAAGTATATGTACACATGTCTGCTGTTACTGCTGCAAATCGGCCAGTCATTTCATAATTTTTATTAACTGTGTTAGCAATTTCTTCACATGCAGGATCGATGTCTACACTTGTAATATGTTCTATGCTTAAATCACTATTAAAAAGAATACTAGCAAGCACGCCGTTCCAGCCGCCATAGATAGCAATTCGGTAGTTATTATACGGCATATATTTCTGTAGATTTTCTACTAGCCATACCTTACTGTTTATTTGACCTTTCCAAAAACTCTCAAGTGTTCGATATCTATCTTTACTATTTCGAATAGCATCCATCCAAAATAATACGTCTTGTATATCAACTTTCAAACTGTGCTCCTGACTTATCAAAGATACCACATTGCTTACTGCATTCCTGCAAAGGTTTATTTGTCCAGGTGTTTTCAATTTGGGTAAAGTAGTTAGAGTCAAATATATCCTTTAAACTTTGTTTATTTAGATTGGGAAATATTTCAATTTGCTCCATGTAATCAATTCTAGATTCTTGAGAAGGTAATATCCACTCAAAATCTAACCAACAACACGGACTTACTGTTCCGTTTGCTGCTACATATATCTGCAATTGCTTTTTAGCTTTACATACGATGATAGGAGATACTGCATTTTGTGCTTGTTCTACAAGTGTAATCATAGATTGGCTTTTACTTGTTGGCTCTAAATAGTGTGTAGGTTTCCCGCTGTCGTCTAATACTGCCCATTTATCATTTTTAAATCTACTAGTATGTTTTATAGTAAAATTATTGAATTTCATTTGTTCTGAGATTAAACGGCACTCTTCAATTTGATGTTCGTTATGTTTAAATACTAGCATATGCCATTCTGCAAGGCCGCCGTTGTTGATAAATGCTCTTGCATTTTCTATTATTTTGTTCCAGTCAGTTGCTACTCTATACAGATGGTGCGTGTCTATTAGTCCATCAATACCAAAAGTTACAAATACATTTAAGGAAGCAAGGTCATGCCACCATTTTTTACTTCTAGCACTTCCATTAGTATGCATACTAAGTCGTATATTAGGATTATTTTCTCTAAGATATTTAAAAATCTCCAATGTATCTTCGGCAATGATAGGATCTCCAAGATTGCCGCACATAAAGAGTCTATCTAACTGTTGTATAAACTTTGCAGGAAACCATTCTTTAAATTGTTCTAAAGATATTTCGTCAAGTGTTATTAGAGGGTTTAATATCCCTCCACTAATACGTCGAGGACACATAGGGCAGCGTGCTTGACACTTACTTGTAACTTCAAGATGAAGTTCTTTAATATCTTGGTATCTATACATTCTTTATCTTTGATATTTTGCTGGCAGTAAAATTACAGATTATTCATTTAGAAACCCTGAAAGTTGTAAGGTATATTTGTCATTTAGCCCTATATTTGCTCCAATATGTTCAACTGTACTGTCCCAAAGCAGACCTTCACCCTGTTTCCAATGAGTATATGTGGCCCAATTTTCATTATCATTATATTGAATAAGATGTCCTATCTTCCAATCTTCTATATGAATGTTTGCTCGTACTTTAGTACGTTTATCATCGGGGAATTTCTTATTAATTTGAAAAAATGTATCTCTGTGAACTGGAATAACATTGCCAGGCCGTTGACGAATAGTGCTAACTGTTACTATTTCCATGCCAATCTGCTGTTCAAGAATATTGTAATCAATTTGTTCGCTATTCCACCAAACTTGATTTATATTTGTATTATATACATCATAGCTATCCGGAAATCCTCCATACTTTTTGTGTATATCAGTCAATTCTGTTTTTTGATGCTGTATGCAAGTTTGATCAGTGTCATAACTTGCACTAAAAAACTCTGGAAAATTGTAATCTATTTTAATTTTTCTAATCATTGTATCTCCTTTTTGGAATTTTGCTATCGGCACTGCTTACACACGTATCTGTAATACACTTTTTTGGTGAAGGAAAAATATTAAATCCTTCAGTTAATGTACCTAACAGTTCGTCTTTACAACTATAACTTCGTTTAATTTCGTTTTCACGTACCACGATTCCTTGATAACCTGCATTACATGTCCAATCTTTAAATTTATTAAATCCAAATGCATTGAATCTTTCTGCTTGATCTATATAATACTTATTGTTATTATTATCAGTAAGTTTAATTTGTGATATTTGATTGCCTTGCCATTGCTGAGCAAATCCTGTTTGCATTTTTTGTATTTGTTCGTTAGTATATCCATGTACTACAAAAGATGCAGTAGAATCACTTTGTGGCTTAAGAGTGACATTAATTCCCCTAGCAGCAAATCGTTCGAGTCGCTTGTAAAGTTCGTCAAACTGTTCCGGAACCATAACCTGATTGATGGTAACAAATGTATTCTGATTTATTAGCTGTAGACATTTATCACCAAACTCTTCTTCTTGTGCAAATTCTGCATGGTAGCTGGCTGTTATGCTTCTACGCTGTAATGTTTTGGTATTTTCTAGCCAGCGTTCCCACCACTTAGTGCCAGGGCTTAGATTAGTGGTCATATGCAGACTTTGATATTCAACTTCGTTGTCGTTTGCATAATGCTCTATTATCTTATCAAAGTGTTTATACGCTGTAGGTTCGCCGCCACTGAAACTGAAGTGAAAATCAGTGAAGTTATTTGCACGGGCTTGTGCCTTGATACTATCCACTGTGTGTAAGTACAATTCTAAATCTTGGTGGTCGGGGGTACTAGATCTAGCGTAAGGCCAGCAATAACTGCACGAATAATTACAAAATCTAGCCAAGATCCACGAAACTGTAAAAAGACGACCTTTTAGCATAGTCTCTTGCCCAAATTCTGTTATATCATTCCAGGGTATTTTTTGAAAACTGTTCATACATCCAATCAAAATCGTTTATTAGTTTAAGTGCTTCTGTATTAATTTTATTTTTTACGCCGTATTCAAAACCTGCGTTGGCACCAGCAATTGCATATTTGCCGAACGGCCTGTTTTCTCCTACAGTTTTCCAGGCAAGTAATCTTTCTTCAGTTTCTATATTATTTTGTCGATCTATAATCTTACTAGACAATTTGACACATTCTCTAAACGCACTACGCCATGCACTAAACGAATCCGTGTTAAATGCAGTAATGTTAGATATTTTTGACATAGATTTAAATTTATTTGTAATACTAGTAGTCATGTCAGGTTTTGATGTATCCATATCAATAGCAAGATGTCTAGGAAATAATTTTACACCACCGTAGCCGTACACTAAATCATTTACGGGATTTTGACTTCTCCATACATGAACAGCGTCTTGATCCCACTCTGATACTAGATAGTCAAAGTTAAAGTCGTCGACTATTAATGCATCAGCATCAACGATCCAAAACATTTTAGTAAAGCAACGCTTTGCTGCGGCAATGTGTGCTTGATGTATACCTTTGACGCCGTGGACACGTTTTACTGATGGAAATCTAGCCTTTAGGGCAGCGTAGTTAGCATCTGCGTTAGGTTCTCGATAACTTATGAATACAATATCATACATACTTAATTATAACAATCCTAGCTTTTTCATTTCTTTCTCTAATACGTCTGCCCATATTTCATGACCGTTTTCTAAATAGTGATACCATCTATCGCCATCTCTTGGATCTAATTTATATTTGTGCTGTAACGACTGAAAATAACTGTCCTCTGAACTGAACGGCAATCTGTAATAAAGATCGTTCTCTACTTCTTTAAATCCTGTCAAATCAACTGTGTTATCATTAAAGAAATTAGTAGGATCATTATTAGGATAGTTA